TGTGTTTATTTAGCTCTAACTCGAGAGTCAGCTAAGGATATCATGTGGCCGGTATTACAAGAACTCAATGATAAATATAAATGGGGGTGTGAGTTTACGCCCTCTACCCTCACTATGATAGCCCCTAATGGCTCTGTATTAAGGCTATACGGGGCCGACATGAAGAACTTCGTTAAAAGGCTTAAGGGACGTAAATTCCCCGGTGTAGGGGTAGATGAGGCACAGGACTTTGGAACGCACCTGCAATCCCTAATAGAAGACGTATTAGAGCCCGCTACGGCTGACTATCAAGATGGATGGATAGCTCTCACGGGTACTCCAGGTCCAGTACCAAGTGGATATTTCTTTGAAGTAACTCAGCAAAATAAGTATGGGTATTCAGTACATGATTGGACTCTCTATGAAAATCCTTATATGCCGGCCCCTCAACAATTTGTTGAAGAGCTAAAAAAGAAGCGCGGATGGGATGAAAATAACCCAACACTACTTAGAGAATATAGAAATAAATGGGTATTAGACGTACAATCCCTGTGGATTCAATATAAAGAAAGTATAGATCATTACGATGTATTACCTAATAAAAAATGGCACTATATCCTTGGTATTGACGTTGGATTTAGGGATGCGGACGCCATTGGTGTTATAGCTTATAGTGACGATTCCAAGGATACCTATCTAGTAGAAGAATTAATCACTCCTAAACAAGGCCTTACAGAGTTAGTGCAACAAATAGAAAGTCTACAAAAAAAGTACCCTATTGATAAGATGATGATGGACGAAGGCGGTTTAGGCAAGAAAATGGCCGAAGAAATGAGGCGTAGGCATCATATTCCAGTACAGCCCGCTGAAAAAATAAGAAAACAAGAGACTGTGGAATTCCTAAATGATGCCCTTAGACTCGGCGTATTTAAGGCAAAATCTACATCTAGATTTGCTAAGGATAGCTATTTAGTTCAAATTGATTGGGAGAAGTCCACACCGGATAAAATTGTTATTAAAAAGAATCCCCATAGTGATATAATAGACGCCGTGTTATATGCCTTCAAAGAGTCGCCTGCTTATACTTATATGGCCCCAAAACCTAAATTAAAGCCCGGAACTGAAGAATGGGGCAAAGAAGAGCAGGATAGGATGTTTGAAGAGGCCCAAAGACACTTCGAAGAATTAGCAGAAATTGAAAGAATAAATAAAGAATCAGGATATTTAGAATAAATTATACTTCAGAGTCATTAGATATAATGAACATATCATCTATAACCCGCACATTATTAAGTGCATTAATTTCTTGAATTATTTTTCTTTTTGTAACTTGCTCTATAATTCTTAAGGGATGCACCAATGTATTTTTCTTTACTCTATCTTTTGCTTCTTTTAAAGTCACATATTTACCTAAAGAAGTCCATCCATAACTATTATACATATATATTTCTACAATATATTCTTTTCTAATACTAGACTTTTTCATTTACTTTATTCCTTGCTGATAAATATCCTACTGAATACCCCAATGCATAACTAACTAATATAATTAATGCTACTAACATATATTTACTCCTTTTTATAGTTCAATTTTTTGTAAGTATTCCAACTTTGATAGACTACTTACATTCTCAATTAAATCCTGCTCACATTTACTGCAAATAAACTTATTATCAGAGATTTTAATGGTCTTTCTTAAATCTATATTGCATTTATTGCAGATAACTCTTTCTTCGTCCTTACATTTATTGCATACGGTAGCGTTTCCACATCCACAGCCGCTATGAATATGCCCTAATTCCTTAGGCAACAAGATTTTAATAAAGTCCATATACTACTCCCCTTTCACTCCTTTAATTTCATGCCAAGCAATGCCTTCCGGATTTCTCAAGTGTTTAATATATTCTATAGTCTTCAAAGCCTCATCTTTGATAGTCTGAAGTTCTATAGCTATATCTCTATGAACAGTATGGTTCTCTAAAATACCATCCACTATTAGTGCAATATTAGCCGGGCCATTTATTTCTACTCCTGTGTCAGCTTTTACTTCCCTTAAAGTAACCACAGTTTCTTCGTCTTCTAATTCTTCAGTTTCGCCTTCAGTCACTTGGCAACTATAGCAATGATCTAAGCTATCATCATCTGCCACTCTTATTCTGCTAATCTCTTCCTTACAATAGCTACATACTCTCATAAGCTCCTCACATTCAAATAAACTATTATTAAACTAATCAGTGATATTAAGTATCTTACTATTGCTGCCCTGCTAAATACTATATTTACTACCTGTTTTACTATTTTTTTGCTTCTCATAGTTAAAGTATATCAAAATGGTCAGATATAGCAAGAACTATTTTAGTAAACTATTAGACTTTAATATCCTTAGCTTGGAAAGCACACAGGCATATAGCTAAGGGCAATGTCCTAGCATACACGCGGTATTTACCAAATTCCACTTCCCATCCATTAGGCTTACCGTCGCAAATAGTCATATAACACTTGAATTTATGGGTTAATCCTAATTTTTCTACTATTTGAAATGCTGAATTTAAATCTTGTGTATAATTTGACATCCCATAAGTTACATCTCCACAAGAATCCATTATCTTTTGCTCTACTAACTTATTTTTATCATATAGAGACATTTCAGACCAATCATAATCTTTAGGCATACAACCTCCAAATACTTACTAAATAAGTATACCACACATTCACAATATATTACATCTTTTGTGAATAATTACTGCTTTAGTAACTATTTCTACAAAAAAATAGCAGTTTTTACACAAAATATACATATTTTAATCGTTTTTTATGCAAAATATGGACAAATCTATCAAAAACATAAAGTTTTAAGGCGGTATACCTAAATGCTCCCATTTCTAAAATCTAAACAGAAAATGCAATCTGGAATCTCAATGCCAGTAGAATATAGAAAATCTGATTCAAAATCAGAAGATATGCCGGATGAAGGTAGTATGGCCCTAGAGATGGCCGCTAAGGACTTAATGAAGGGCATACACTCTAGTGATCATAAATTAATAGCTTCAGCCCTTAGATCAGCCTTTGAAATTCTGGATTCAATGCCTCATGAAGAAGGCCCACACATAGAAGAAGAGCATGAGTAATCCATACGAATTATTTAAATATATTAGGTGTTTATTGGGAATCCACACATTAAAAAAATTTACAATAATAGACCAAACTAAACGCGAAAAGATTGAAATTTGTAGCAATTGTAAGTCTATTTGGAGGAATCAATAATGTCTAAATCTAAGAGTTTAGCTATCGCCTATTCAATGCAAAGACGAAATAGGTCTAAAATGTCTAAAGGCGACCATAAGGAGCATTATGGCGCTATTGCAGATGCCATTCTAGATAAGAAAAAAGAACATGAAGAAATGTTCGCAGATGGTGGGATGGTAGATGATAGGGATGAGACTCTTATCGATCAAGAAATGGAACACGGCAATATTCTAGATGATCTCGATTTTGACCTATTACATGATGATCACGGCATTATAGACGAAGAAGACATTCTTAAAGACGTAAAAACCAAGAAGCGTAAATAGGTAATTACCTTTTAATTAGGTAAAAATAGGGTAATTATGGATTTTCCTACCCCAAAAGACCTTAAAAAACTTGCAGATACGTGCCGTAAGGCCGGTATTAAGTCATTTAAGTATGGCAACTTAGAGTTTACTTTAGCAGATGAGATTCCAGAGTCTAACTATAAAAAATCCAAACAAACTAAAAGCCAACTACAAAATAATACGCCTCAACTAAAAGATATTCCCACAGATACTTTAACTGAAGAGCAATTACTCTATTACAGCGTTGGTATGTCTCCAGAAGGAATGACTAATGAAAATTAGTAATCATACCCCCTCAAATACTATTACTTTTAAGACTAAAGAGGAGTCTAAGCAGCAGGGTAAGATAGCTAAATGGTGGTTATGTAAGAAAGAAAAAGATCTATGCCAAGAACTTCTTTCTACAGTGTCCTTCCTTAAGGAATCTCAGGGCTATAGACAACGTCAAGCAGCTATTTATGCAAGATTATACGGCAACGTCTCATTATTTAACTTCATTGGTAATAATATAGGTAAATTAGATAATACATTGGGGCTTCCATTCGATAGACCCACTTTTAATCTAGTTCAGTCAGTTATTGACACCAAGGTAGCTAGGATTACACAAAATAGGCCTTCCCCAGTATTCTTAACAGATAACTCAGACTATAAAGAACGAAGACTAGCTAAAAAGCTCAATAACTTCATCCAAGGTGAGTTCTACGCCACAAAGTCCTATGAAAAGGCCGTAGAGGTCTTAAGGGACGCAGAAGTAGAGGGCACCGGTATATTGCACGTATATGAGTCTCCAGACGGCAAAGCAGCAACTGAAAGGGTACTCCTTACAGAATGCTTTGTCGACCCTAACGAGGGCATTTACGGCGATCCTAGACGGTTTTACAGAGTAAAGCTAATGGACCGTGAAGTTCTAATGGAGGCTTTACGAGCTTGGAAGGAAAGTACCAAGGATTCTGAAGAACAAGATAATATCTCAAAAGACTTTAAAGATAGAGTAAAAACTGCTGAGACTGCCTATACAGATAACTCTAAAGACTCCTCAAAGACTGTAGCTGACCTAGTCCTAGTAGTAGAAGCATGGTCATTACCTAGCGGTAAAGACTCAGGAGATGGCATCCATGTCCTGGCTTGCTCATCCGGTATCTTATTTCAAGAGGAATATAAGAAAGATAAATTCCCATTTGTATTCTTACATGATTCAAAGAGAATGTTAGGGTTCTGGTCCCAAGGTGCAGCTGAGAGACTATTAGGTACCCAAATTGAAATTAACTCTTTATTATTTACTATTTCAAAAGCTATTAAACTAGTTGGCGTACCAAGAATATTCCAAGAAAAAGGATCTAAGGTCAATAAGGCAGCACACAATAACGAAATAGGCACAATAATTGAGTATTCTGGTATTAAACCCCAATATGAAGTAGCACCATGTGTACCTCAAGAGCTCTATGATCAGCTCCAACGCCTAATCAACTACGGCTACCAACAAGAAGGCGTCTCTCAAATGACAGCATCATCTGAAAAGCCGGCAGGACTTGACTCAGGTGAGGCTATTAGGACCTATGACAATATGGCCCAAGATCGCATGGCCACACTATCTAGGGCATATGACAATCTATTCATAGACTTAGCTTATTTAATAACTGACGTATGTAGAGATATTTGCGAACGTACAGGTAAATACCAGACAGTATACCCCAATAAGAATGGCGTTAAAGAGATAGATTTACGTAAAGCTGACTTATTAAACGATAAATTCGTTATCCAATGCTTCAATATGTCCTCCCTACCTAGAGACCCGGCAGGACGTCTACAGTCCGTCGTAGAGCGTATACAGGCCGGTATGATAAGCATTAGAGAAGGCCGTAGACTATTAGACTTCCCAGATGAACAACAAGTAGAAGTATTGGCTAATGCATCTGAAGAACGAATACTGCAATACCTAGATGATATAGTGGAATCAGGTAAATATACCCCACCAGACCCCTTTATGGATCTAGATTTAGCCTTAGATCTAGTAGTTAAATACTACAATCTATATATCTCAGCTAAATTAGAAGAAGACAGAGGCCAGATGCTTAGGGATTGGTATAGCCAAGTCAATGCTATGAAAATGGAAGCCTCTGCAGCTATGATGCCGCCCCAAAGTGGGCCTATCCCACCACAAGCTACCCCACAGCCCCTACCACAGTCACCAATGGTCCCCAATGCTAATCCAGCCCCAGGAGTAGCTGCTTAATGGATAAATTATTAAAACTATTAGCATTTATTAAACAACTCATATTGGATATTGCTCAGCCCCAAATCTTTAGTCTCATCATTGGTATTATTCTTGGTTACATCCTAAGAACCCCTATCCGTTGGCTATTAGATATTATGCGATTTGTAATGAAATTGTAGATCACAATCACATTACAATTACATAACCTTAGTGAATAAAATCCAGCAGTTACGATATAAAAGGTGTTAGTGATTACATTACAATCACATAACACATAGATAAGTAAATAACTAAAATAGATTTTATCTTAACCTTGAATAAAGACAAATCTATTAAAGTTTTTCGGAGTGTTTAAAATGAAAATCGAACCTAAAGATGGTCCAACCATCAATTCTATTGCTGGATCTTCCCCAAGAGAAATAGGCCAATCGGCTAGAGAAAGGGCAATAGCTAAATTTCTCGAATCTTCTAAAAATTCGACCCAAACTATCACCTCTTCAGGAGAAAGCAATACTGTATCTAATGCAATACCCGTAGAAGCCCCAATCCCTGAGGTTAAAGTATCAGACCCATCTAGCATTATGCTGGAAGGTGGACAAATCGCTAATTCACAGGAGACCTCAAGTGTCAATAAAGTTGACAGTCAGTCTCCAGAAGTTAAAACTTCGTCAGAATCTAAGAGTGACGAAGGAGAGCCATTATCGCAACAGTACGCACTGTTAGCACGTAAAGAAAAGGCTCTTAGAGCTAAGGCTCAAGCAGCTGAAGCTGCGTCCAAAGCTAGAGAAGAAGCCCTAAGACAAAAAGAAGAGGCCTTAAGGCAAAAGGAATTGGAATATGCATCTAAGTATATTCCTAAGGATCGTATCCGATCTGACCTCCCAAGTCTTTTAGCTGAATTAGGACTTAGCTCTGAAGATATCTCTAATGCGGTGTACAACGCACCAAAACCAGAAGAAGTAGCCCTAAATAACAGGCTATCCTCCTTTGAAGCTAAAATCAAAGAATTGACGGATAAATTAGAGTCACAAAGTAAGTCATATGAAGAGAGAGAAAAAGCTTCATATGATCAAGCTGTAGCAACGATGCATAGTGACATCAAGAGACTTGTGGCATCTGATCCAACTTTTGAGCTTATTAAAGAAACAGGAAGCACTCAACTGGTTGTAGATAAGATTACTGAAAAGTTTGATACTGAAGGAGAGTTGCTTGATATCCATGATGCAGCAATGGAAGTCGAGAATGAACTCTTCGAACGGTATCTAAAAGCAAGTAAGCTAAAAAAGATCCAAGAGAAACTTGGTATCAAAGCTGAGGCGCCTAAATCAGTTACCGCGCCAGCCCCGGTTCAGCAGTCACAGCCAATGAAAACCCTGACTAATGCGGTTCAACCTACCAAAAAGCTTACCGCACGTGAACGGGCAATTCTGGCCTTTAACAACCAAAAACAATAAATATTGGAAGTTTAATAAGGTTTATGAATGGTTCATAAACTTACATAAACTCCCTATAACTATAAGACAGTCTAATCGTTATATCACGTTAAACTTCTTATAACTTTAAGGTAAATAGATTATGTTTAATCTAATTAAACTATTTAGCAATCCTTTGGCATTGCTACATAAGTTGGCCTTCAGTCATGCAAAATTCGCTGTGCCGTCTCCTACGTACGCCAATAGTACGAACCAACTGGCAGCACTGAAAGAATTGTATGATGACCCAACTGAATACATGCAAGACCTCGTTTATAAAGAAAACCCATTCTTGGCATTAGTGCCTAAGGATGAGTCTCCAGACGGATTCGCTGGTAAGTACATTCCAGTTCCGATCGAATACGGAGTGCCACAGGGCCGTTCACATACGTTTGCTAATGCTCAAGATTCGCAAACGGCAGCTCAGCTTGCTTCATTCTTTGTCTATATCATTCAAGACTACCAATTGATCACCATCACGAACCTCTTGATGGAACAGACGAAGAGTAGAGCAGGTTCATTCGTCGACGAAGCTAAATTCACCATTGATGGTGGGATTCGCTCCATCACGAACAACCTGGCATTTGAATTATTCAGTGACGGGAACTGTAACAGAGGTCAACTGGCTTCTTCAGGTGGATATTCTAAGTCGTCTAGCACGGTTACTTTGACATTAGCAAATGCTCAAAATATCGTGTTTTTCGAAGTTGGAATGACCCTTGTTGCTTCTAGCACTCTGGGTGGCGCTCCTAGCTCTGACTATGTAAGCGTGACTGCTGTTAACAGACAAACCGGCGTTGTGACTGGTACTGCAAGTACCGGATCTAGCGCATTGTCTGGTAACTGGGCAAATGCTGCTTATATCTCTGTGCAAGGTGACTTGCCAAGTGCTGGGGTTTCTCAGATCTCGCAATCACTTGCAATCTGTGGTCTCTCGGCTTGGATTCCTTCTAGCTCACCGTCTCCTTCAGAAAACTTCTGGGGCGTTGACAGAAGCGTAGACCCGACTCGTTTAGCTGGACTCAGGTATGATGCTAGCTCATATACGATCGAAGAAGGTGTTACCAATGCTTTGGCTTATGGTAACCGAGAAGGTGCAAAATTTGATCTATTGATCATGGATT